CCCAGCGATCACCGCAGCGACCTCGGAGTGCACGTCTCCGAAGACGACGTCCTCGAGGAGCTGGTCGTCTCCGGAGAGGAGCGCGAGCACGCGCATCTCAATCGCCGAATAGTCGTAGGAGACGAGCAGAGATCCGGCGGGCGCGATAAAGCTCTTGCGGACGCGCGTCTGGTCTTCGTCGTCATCGAAGAGCTTCTTGTCGCGCGGCACTTGTTGCAGGTTCGGGCCGGAGCTCGAGAAGCGACAGGTGCGCGCCGCGCCGACGTTAAAGCGCGCTCGAACACGTCCGTCCGGAGAGCGCGCAGCCGTGTCGATCACAGTCTGTCCGAAGCTCGAGATATACTTCTGGATCCGCCGGTAGCGCGACAACGCATCGAGCGCCGCCTCGACCGGTGTCCCCGGAAAGAGCCCCGCCATTTTTGCCAGCGCCTCGCCCGAGATCTCGAGCTGGCTCGTCTTCTCGGTCTTGGGCCAGACCGACAGCACGCGATCGGGGAAGATCCGCGCGAAGAAGTCGGAAAATTGCGGGTTCGAGTTCAGGTTCGCGACCTCGGTCTCGGGGATCAGCGCGCGGACCTGCGTCGCGAGTTCGTCGCGGATCTCCTCCCAGCGGCGCACCAGCTCTTTGTGCGCGCGCCGATCGAGCAGCATCCCCGCCTCTTCCATCTCGATCACGCCGAGCGTCATATCATCGAGGAGCTGGGCGGCGCGGTCGTGGGCGACGGTCGTCTTCTCTTTCCAATAGTTCCAGAGCTCGAAGGTGACGTCGGCGTCGCGGATCGCATAATCGAGCTGCGATGCAGAGAGCTCCGGCGCGCCCCAGTTCGAGACCTGCTCGTCCTTGGCGAGCTTCTGCTCGAGATCCCAGAGGACCATGTCGGCCAGCGAGAAGCGTCCGCCTCCCATGCGAGCGCGGCGCAGGTGGCCGACGTCGATGATCTCGGGAGTGACACCGGCGGCGAGGAACCAGCGCATCTCGAAGCCGGAATTGAAAACGACCCAAGGGCCGGGGGGAACGAAGAGCGCAGCACAAGCGGAGAAGCCGCCGGGGATCTGGTCGAAGTCGATGATGCAGCGCACCTCGGCGTTGCGGAGCTGGGCGAGCCGCACGCGCCCGTCTACGGGCCGCAGGGACGTCGTCTCGAAGTCGAGCGCCGTCGCGGTCTTGCACTTCAAAAGCACGCGCCACAGGGCGGCTCTGGTCGTTATGAGGTCGTATTCCATGCGGCAGGTCCAATGGGAGGAAGGGGAAAGGAAGGAGGCGCGCAGAGCGCGCCCCCAAGAGTTTAGCGGCGAGCCTTCGGCTTGGTGTAGGACGGAGCCGGAGCGGCGTCCCCATAGACTAGCTCGTCGAGCGAGGCGTTCCCAGCAAAGAACGCCTCGACCTCGTCGCGCGTCGCCCAGCCCGAGACCCCAAACTTCGGCTTGAAGTTCTGCGCTCCTTGAGCCGTGAAGCTCTCAGATCCGAAGCCAAAGATCGGCAGCGAGGGCGCTCCGGAGCTCATGCGGCGGACGATCTCGTTCAACAGGTCGGTGATCGCGTTCCGGCCCGAGACCGAGTTCGTCACGAATTTTACATTCGTTGCCGCGCCGTCGGTCGAGATGCAGCCAAAGCCTAGCGCGCGATGCCAGCCTTCGCCTGTCTTCGTGTTGTAGGGCGCGTGGTCGGGCAGGTCGACGTCCTGCACGGCGGCGCGCTTGTTATAGATCGACCACTCGACGCGGTCGATCGGCTTGGACGCCTTCCAGCAGATCCAGCCTTCGATCACCGACTTCGGCTCAAGGATAAATAGGACGTCGTCGGTCAGGTCGGTGCGGTCGCGCCCCAGAGCATAGGATCCGGTCTTGCCGGAGAACGCGAGATATTGGACGTTCGCGCCGGTCCCGGTGCGCTGCTCGTCGCTGGTGTCCGACAGCGCCGCGATCATCTGATCCTCGGAGATCTCGGGCAGGGCGTTGTTATCGAGGTAGGCGGTCAAAGAGGTCGTCATATTGTGCTCCATTTTTGCACGTTGCTACATTCCCGCGATCAGGTCGCGAGCGCCTTTACGGTCAACCGCTCAGACGGCAGACCGATCTTCTTGAAGGGCGTGAGGTCGATCCCCGCCTTCTCCATTGCTTTTTGATCGAGACTAGAGCGACCGGCGACGGACGCAAGCTCGATCTCGATGTCGCCGACGATCGTCGAGGCGGTGTTCCGCTTGCGGAGCTCCTCCTTGATCTCCTCGGCGATCTTGTCCTTCTCTTCGGAGAGCTCGTCTTGCGTCTCCTTGATCTCGATGTAACGCTGCACGATCGCGTCGAGCTGCGAGCCTCGGTTCGAGCGCGTGAACGCCTTTGTCTCGGTCAGATCAACGCCGCAGCGGGCGGCGTAAGGGCAGGTCTTGCACTCGCCGCTCGAGCGCCCCTCGCGGTCGAGGCGGTCGACGTTCCGCGTCCGCAGCACTTGCCCAGCGCGCAGCGCCATATCGTCGAGGATCTGCGGGTTCCGATCGACCACATAAACGTCGAGCTGGTTAAAGTTCGAGGCGTCCATGTAAATGATCAACCCGCTCTCGATGTCGAGGCCGCGCACCTTGCGGACCAGCTCCATCCCGATCTGGATCTGGGCGACGTGCCCAGCGCGCGGCAGGTTCGACCGGTTCGTGCGAGGGTCGATCGTCTTGATCTCGAGCGCGATGTGCGCGCCGGAGGCGTTAAACAGCACGCCGTCGGGCGTGGCCGAGATCCGCAGATCTTCGTCGGCGACGCTCTCCTGATCTTCACCTGCGAACATCAGCTCAATGCCGGAGGCGCGCAGCATCTCGACGACGTATTTCTCGCCATGCGTGCCCCGCCGGGCAAAGCCCCAATCCTCGGCGGCGGTGCTGGGCTCGTGCTTGGCGAACCATTGTTTGCGGATGCAAGACAGCGCCTCGGAGGCGTTGAGGTATTTCGAGCGGTCGACGCTCCATGTCTTGCGGGCGTCGATCACGTCCGCGCCGCGCAGGATCGCGCTCTTTAGGTCTTCGGGTGTCATAGCGGCAGGTCTCCCTTGTTGAGGTTTAGTTTGTATTTACGGGCGGCGCGATAGACGCGATCTTTTACGCGCTCACTCCCAGAGGTCAGAGCGGTGCGAAGATAGGACCGCGAGAACCCGAGCGCGAGACTTGCCTCGCACATCGAGGAGAAGTGCAGCCCCTCAATCTCTACCGCTTTTTTGCGAGTATTACCGAGACCGAGCAGATCCATTTTACCCCGAGACAGCGCAGAATAGACCGCCTCCTTTGTGACGTTAAGAGCCTCGGACGTTGCGGCGACGGAGGGGTAAATGACCCCGCGCACCTCGACCAGCATCACATCCCCTCCGGACGGCGCGGCGGGTGGATCCGCGCCGTGCGCTCGACGTAAAAAATATGGTTTCCATACATCCCAATGATCCGCAGATCGTCCGCCCAGTAGGGATCGGCGTCGATCGTCGCGTAGTGGGTCGCGCCGGTGCACAGGTCGCATCCGTTCAAGAGCGTCTCGTTCGCGATGATCTGCGCGAGCAGATACGCCTCCGGATCCGTCGGTTCGTCGCTCTTGCCGTCCTCGGTCCAACTAAAGGCGCGGTGCTCCCAGACGACGCCGCAGACGGTGTCGGGGAAGCCGGGCGTCGCGACGCGCTCCATCGTCACCTCGGCGACGAGGCGCTGGCCGTCGACGCTTTGGTCGCGCGCCTCCCAATATACGTTGAGGGCGAGGCAGGTCGCCGCTGCGATCGTTATCAAATCTCTTCTCCTGCGTTGAGCTTCTGGTGATGCCGCGCTTTTTCGCGGCTGATCTTGTGGATCGCTTCGTCGATCTTGGTCTCGGTCTCGAGCGTGTCGATGTGGACGTGGCGCTCCTGACCCATGCGATAGAGGCGCGCATAGAATTGATCCATGATCGCAGGGCTCCAATCCTCCTCGACGACGATGATGCAGTTCCCGCCGCGTTGCAGGTTCAAGGAGACCCCCATCGCGCCGATCTGGCCGACGAGGACGTCGAGCGATCCGGCGTTGAACATCGCCTCGAGCTCGGACTTGCGCGACATCGAGGTGCGACCGTCGAGGATCTCGCAGCGCAGCCCCTTGGCGCGCACAGCAGCGCAGAGCCCGTCGATGACCTCAGTATGCCAAGCACCGACGAGGACCGCTCCTGCGGTGTCT